CTTGATGGCATTTGGATCGGACATGGAACCTAAAAACGGTTCATATGTATTCCGCCCAACCACAGTCACTTACACAGTTCCTGGCAACAGTGAGATTGGTAAGAACATGGCTGGTAAAGTGGCGTTGGTTGTTGTGCATACTATGAACAATAATCCACTAACTGAGAACCCAGTGGCACATATTCCGGGCAATGTCGCAGTTATCAGCGCAAATGCAGGTAACAAGCTAGCATTGAAAGCGAATCCAGATCCCATGAATAAACTTGATGCAGTGATTACCAAATATGGCCCATCTGCTGATAGTTTCTTGGGTGGTTTGAACAAGACTTTACGTGGTAAGGTTCAAACATATTTTAACAAAAAGATTACTGGTCAGATTAACCAGGACATTGGCACTTGGATTGCAACACAACCTATGAGTCGTATACAGGCTGAGAAATTCCCTGCTTATTTGAAAGAAAATGAGCGTGAATATGAGTGTTTACGCCTTATTTGGAACGCTATCTACCAATTTAAGCTACAGCTAACCCAACAGTTAGATTCCGGAATCAGCGGATTTAGCCAAAATGTGGGTGGAAATGCTGGCGGCGAAGGGTTTGTGTTAAATACTGGTGCTGGGCTTATTAAGCTGGTAAACCGTGGCGCTGGAGGTTTTGGTGCCGCTCATTTCAGTAGATAAGTCACACACTTTTTAGACAAAAAGTATAAATAAATATATGCGCAAAGGCGCTAACCATATTAAGGAGATTTAAAAATGGCTATTCAGACACGTTACGCAGGTGATGCAAACGGTATTGTAAACGTAGACAACGGCGTTGGTTCCCTAGGCTACCCAGTATCAGTAGGCTTGACAAAAGCCCCAATCGCATTGAAAGTTTTGTTTAATAACAGTTTAACATTGACAGCGGCCGAATTGGCTACTGGCGGTGCTGTAGAAACAGTTCTACGTGCTATCCAAGTTGACGGCACAGTTACAATGTACCAAGTTGACGCTACAAACGGTCAAATCAGTGTATTGTTAGAAGCTACAGGTGCTGGTACAATCAATGCTAGCGAATCAGTTTCTTCTACAAGTGAAGGCGCTGAAATCGTTACTGTATCTAACATTGCCGCTGACATTGCCGCACGTTTGCAAGCACTAAAAGGTGCCGCAAGTGCTACAGCAGGTCCTACAGGTACTACAACTGGTGGTAACATCGGTATTAGTGCTAACGTTTGGGCTAACAGCATCACTGTTACATCTAGCAACTTCAAACTAGCTTAATAGTTTTTAGTATATGCAAAGAAAGCGTCTTTAAGGCGCTTTTTTTGTGGCTCATAAATACTATTACTATGAGCGACAATTTATTTTTCTTCATTGGCTATTCACTTGTCGACATCACACCAACAGGTGTGACACGTAGCAACGACCCAGACGATATGCTACGCAATCAACAGCGCAACTGGGAAACTGTATTACAGTGTATGAACTTGCGCACACAGCCATTGCATATTAGAAAACCCGAAGTTTCCTACGTTGACAACATCAACGCATTGGACTTTGGTGATTTATATGAAGGCCCACATAAAGTGTGGTCATGGACCTGGGCAGTAGAGCGTGAAGGCATTTATGATTTGCCTGATAAACCTCTAGGTGCTTTACAACTTGACTTTGAGCAAGTACCCATAATTACAATTTTAGAAGAAACTGCGAGTTTCATGCTACCGATATTTTATCCATACGGTGGTATAAAAAACATATACTTTAACCAAATATATTTTAAATAAATAGAACAGTAGATGCTACGGCACCTTCATCATGGCTCATTTTATCAAGGCTCAAGTTAGGCAATATTGACACGCATCGCTTATTTGAAAAGCAAGGAACATTAGACAATGTCAACAATGGACATAGAAAAAAGAAGCCTGGAAGCGCACGTAGACTTATGTGCTGAAAGGTATAAAAACTTGGACAATAAATTAGACAGTCTAGAAAAACGCATGGATAAGTTCGAGACACATCTGGTAGACATCAAAGACAGTTTGACTCAGACAGGAACAGACAGTAATAAAACAATCATCACCATTGGTACCGCTGTGTTTACAGCATTACTAACTGGTTTTGTGACGTTATTGTTACATTTCGCAACCAAATGAAAATAGTAGAATTACTTAATAAGGTAAATGTACCTATTAACAACGAACAGGCCGATTTACTCGGCCGGTTCTTACACGAGCCAACAATATCAAAGAGCCAGCTCAGTGAACGTGAGCAACTAATAGCAAATCAATTAACGGTGCAGGACATACTGCGCCGAGTGAACGAAAATGGCAAAATCCTATACACGAAAAAAATACGATAAACTCCCAGTTGAAGTAACTAAACCGTTAGATACTTTTACTGATTATCTTCAACGTTGGACTCAGTACGAACTGGGTCGATTACAACAAAATCGCACTGCGATTTGTACACCAGTCAAGGGCGGATACAGAATTGGCACATACTCGTTGAAAGTATATCCCAACAAGATGTGTGAAGTCATGGACCGAGATGATGAAATAATTCACACATTTAAAGACAAAGTTAGCGCAGTGTTGTATACTATATACACTATCAAGCGATACTTTAAAGTAGCAGATGAAATTCTGCATACTGACCAGGAAATAAATAAAAATTACATAGATGTATTAACTATGCGCCGTTGCATGATGGCGGCACGAAAACGTTTGGATTTTGATTCATCTGACATACGTGAAGCTCGGCTAGATGTTGCTGAAACCAAGCTGAAACGTGCAGAAGAACACATGAAAAAGTTACACCATACTGCCAAGATTAACAAAGTATGGGAATAGGTATAAATACTCTATAAAGTTTAGGAATATAAACCATGAGATTATCTGAAATGCGCACTGAAGTAACCCCACAGAAACTTAACAAAGTTATGGAACGTAGCTTTGGTTTTAGTGTTGATTACGACAATATGACATACGCAAAGGCGCAACGCCTAAGCAAAGCTCTTGCTGAAAGCATGGGCACTATCCGTAAAAGTTTTGGCGCTCACACTGCTGAAAAGAACGGCAAGTATATGGAACTTATGCTTGTAAAAGAAGGTCTTGATCGTTGGATGCACAGCGAACAAGGTTTGTTCGAAAGCGAAATGGGCCGTAGCGAAGCAGTATTAGCCGCTAAAGACATTGTTGACAGCATCCAAGATATGTTGGAAAAAGTCAGCAAAATGCAAAACGAACAAATGCCTGCTCTAGTTGACACAATCCGTGATCAAATTGGATCAGAGCAAGCTGAAGTATTCAAAGGTGCAGTTAATGCATTCTTGGGTAACTTGTACCAATCACTACAAACTGGCCGTGAACAAGCTGACACAGCCGTACGTCAACTAGCTGGCGAACAAACTGACCAACCTATGGACATGGGTATGGGCGGTATGGAACCTGGCATGGGCGGCGATGAGTTTGGTGGCGATGCCGGACTTGGTGGCGAACCAGAAAGCGATCTCGATGCCGACGAGTTTGGTGCTACTGATGCCGCCGCTGGTGGTGCAGAAGATTTAGGACGTGAACGCCGTTAATTATGCGTATTAACGAAATTATTTTGGAAGACCTGGGCATGGAGCCATCAGGCGCTATTGAAGACGAAGCGGAGTCACGTGGTGACTCTGCCCTAATCGATGCGTTAGAATGGTTGCGCCACGAGGCAGAGCAAACTAGTGCAGTAACACCACGTGTTGCTGTTGACACAGTTATTGAACGTGTTCGTGACATCCCAGGCAATGAAGGTTTTAACTACGCTTTGCTTGATGCCGCGATTAAAAGCAATGACACTATCAAAGGTATGATTAAGGGTACTCCTAAAGATGACCCTAAAACTGGTAAAAAGTACATTTACTTGTCCCCACCAGAAAATACCACTGATGAGTCAGACCCATTAGGTGCAGGTACAGCCCCGGCAGGTGACCCCACAAAGATAGTTCAAAAAATGGCCAATAGAGCGGCCGGCAAATAAAACGAATGGCAACAATATGTTGCCATTTTTTTCCTATATTAAATACATAGTATTTCAAAGAGACACTATGATATTAATTTACACTGACAGTCAAATCATTGATCAAGAATGGATTCCACGCTTACGCTTCAATGATCAATATACAATAACACACGACGTATCAGAATTTATTGCAAGCACTGAGCCAACTAAACTCGCATTTACTACACATAGATTGCACGTTGATTGGTATAGTGATCATCCTGCTTATCAGGGATTTGAAGATAAAATTAATGCGCTAAGTGCGGCCAGTAAGTATGTGTTTACTTTTGAGAGTGAGCTACATAACTACCATTGGCGATTGTTTGACGCCTGCCACCATGATAATGTGTATTGGGTAGTACCAGGGCAGTTAAACGATCACGCAATTAACGACAACATTATTTTCTGGGGTGATTGGTTTAAGACAACTTCGCGCACCTATAAAGAACTTCCCGACAAGCTAAACGAAATTCAACCATTCGTGGTCAAACCCAAATACTTTGATGCATTACTGGGTAGTCCTAAACCGCATCGAGATTTTATTGCTAACAGTGTTCGAGAAAATGCTCTTGGCGACAAAATCATTATGACATACGGTGGCGCCTGGAATGACAATGAGTTTTATGCCAAGGATTATTTCATCTGGGAACCCGGCACTGAGATTGTTGAATGGCAACCTGGCACTGCTGGGCCATGCAGATACTATGGAGTGTGGACTGGATTAAGTCGCATTATTCCCATCAAGGTGTTTAACGACACTGCATACAGTATTATTGCAGAAACTGATCACGACAATACTCTGAGTTTCTTCAGTGAGAAAACAGCCAAGCCAATGATTGCCCGTCGTTTGTTTGTTGCATTTAGTGGATATAAGTTCCTGCAAAATTTACATAATCAGGGATTCCAGACATTCAGCAACGTCATTGACGAAAGCTATGATTTAATACTAGATGACAATGAGCGTTACACTGCGGCATTTGAACAAGTAAAGCGTCTATGTAGTATGGATCAAACGGAAGTCTACAATAAGATTCGTGATGTGGTAGAACATAACTTTCAATCAGTAATGGGTCAGGACTGGACGCAATACAGCGCAGACAAAATTAATGGGATAATTGCACAATGAAGATGACAGCAAACCCAGTACATCAAGATTTGTACGAAGACCCATTACTCTGGGATGTTACTTTGGATACCGGGTTTACTCAGCAACAAGTTATGAGTGAACTAACAGCCTTGGATTGGGAAAACAGTACCAAGTGTGTACAACCTCTGCGTTACGAAATGCGCACATCACCAACCTCAGAGGCATTGCATGCTATTGAGGAATATGTGCGTGGCCCTGAGTTTAAATCACAGATGTTGGACGTATTGTATGAGGGTAGAAT